TAGGACGCAGTAAACCCACTCTGCCATTCCTGCCCCCAAGCCCCCTCCTCCCATTCCTGATAAACTCCCCCACCTCCCAGCCACACCGATTCCGTACCCCTAATGTCCCCTATTCCCGCCACACCCGCCCCACTCTCTCGCCGCTTCTCCGTCGCCCCGATGATGGATTGGGCGTAGGCGTCGCTTTGCACCCCGGTCTGCTTAGCTAATCACGCGAAGGCCCGTTGCTTTGTAGCAATTTCTAAGCACGTAGCAAGTACAGCCGACAAAGGGCACTACCGGTACTATGCTCGTTTTTTCACGAAAGGAATCGGAGCTATGTCAGACGAATACTCGTTATTCGACGTGCTGGAAAGGATGTACCAGAATCAACTCGCCCTAGAGGCAGCACTGATGGAGCTGACGCTTCATGCAGAAAAACAAGGTCTGACCGAAGTTGGAGAAAACGCTCGCGGGGCCTTGTGGGTTATTGGTGAGAACGCCGGGCACATCAAGCAGGGGTTGGCCAGACTGAAGGGAAAGAACGCCGGTTAGATTCGTATCGCATTCAGATCGAATTGAGAACCAAACATCATTGCGTATTTCGAAGTGCATGACTGGGTTGAAGCGCTTTTGCTACTGCCGTCATGAACTCATCCATGGACCAAGGTTTGTCCAGGTATGCAGATGAAGATGGCACGATTGATGGATCCAGGCCGTAGCCGGAAGTGAGGATCGTTGCAGTGGTTGGCGATTTGGCCTTCATCAACTCGATGAAATCCGCGCCTTGGAGGTCTCCAGGCAACCCCTGATCCGCGATCACGAGTGGACAGCTAACCGACATGCCCAGCACGTGGGTTAGTGCCTCGTCTGCCGTGCCAAAGTCGACAGTCTGTAAACCGATCTCCGACAAGATTTCTACCATCAGCAAACGAAGTATTGGGTCGTCTTCAACCACGATCACCGATCCCGTGATGGGCGAAAGCTTCTCCCACTCTTTATGCATGAAATCGATCCTGTATCCGATCTATTTTGCTCAAAACGCCTTATTGGCGGCCTACAGTTTAGGTCTTTTCTGAGAAATTGAGCCAGATGGACACAGAATAAATTGAGCATCGACTTATGCCCGGGCCGCCAGAATTATGGATAGGGACTCGAACCCGACTCGCACACCGAGTAGCCCGCTATAGGCCTCATTCATCGTGGCTTTCAGGCCCGCCGTCAGGGCAGAAACGGCCTAGGGCGGCCTCTGTGATGCCCTAAATTTGCCCTAAACCTGAGACGCGAAGCTCGTGCGCCGTTCCCTTCTTTCCCATACCTACCAACTCGACCGAAGGGGAATCGGTCACGTTCCTCTAAATACTTTCGTCCATTAGCTGCCGAAAGGCTCGACGACTCGCCAAAGCAGGATAGACTTAGGCGTTTAGCCACTACCGGAGGTGCTTGTGAAAATGGATTTGAGCCACTATTCCCCTATCGCCGAAATCATGACGCCACCCACCAACTCGAATATGGCGAGCGAGTTTCACTGGCGTCTTGTCGAGATGGTGAATGACTTTCACCGTGAGCTTGGCGACGAATACGAAGTGGGCGGGCAATTGGTCAATTTCGGTAGCGAGGTTACCTTCAGCTTCACAGATATCGGCTACTTTAACCCTTCACTTATTCGCTTTTATGGTGAGAAGGCCGATGGATCTCCGATCGAACTAATCCAGCATGTAACGCAAATCAGCGTAATGCTCATCAAGCAAAAGCGGATACATCCCGACGTTCCAAAACGTCCCATCGGCTTTACCAGCTGGGACGATTACGACAAGGAAGTGGCTGAGCGTAAAGGCTAAGTTAGACCGTCTACCAGTCCTGAGCACATCCGTCAGAACGCAGCAATGCTCCATTGATGGTCGGCCACGAAGAAAAGGATGATGGTGGTGATTAGAGTACAGAAAAAAAAATTATTCGATCAACCACAAAAAGTCATCAATCGCTGGTTCGCTATAAAGGCGATACGAATATGCCGCCCATACATTGAAAACGCGTTGAGACTTTATCTTCGCATAAAGCTCACGCTTCGCGAAAGAAAGCGTTCAACTGCATTAACGTCCGCATTAAACACTACAATCCTAGAGTTTAAAAAACTTAGCAAAAGTAATTTTGAACCTCTAAAAATATTCTTCAATCTTTCTCTCTTTTTTCTTATAGCTGAAAAAGATCTCCATGCTGTAAAAATTGACGCTATAACGCATGCGGACGAATGGAAAAGAAATCTTTCATTACGTGTGATGCTATTGATTATTCACGAATGGGACGTGGCAAAAGTTGCACCTGCAAACAAACTTAACGAAGCATACGAAACAGCAGGTATCAGTCACGAACTGAGAGAGGAAATGAGATTAGCATTTCGAAAAATTAATAAGGCGCACATCAAAGCGAAACGCATCTTAGCTCATACGCGCCACACGACTATTGCGCATAGAGATCCTGACGCATTACTTCAATACCAAATTATCTCAAAACTGGATACTGCATCGACGCTGCTTATTGTCGCTTCGTTTTTCGAAGGTGCAGATCTATTCATCCAGACCCTACCGAAACTTTTGCTTGAAGCTGGCAGCACTCGCTCACTGCTCAAACAACATTGTGAGTTTGCTATTAAAACGAACAAACTCTCCCAGTCGTGAGTTCACTAGGATTGTATCTGTCGCAACAACCCAATGCCGGAAATGGTTTTAACTAGCCACCCTCTCACTCCCCTTATAAATTAAGGCTCTTGACACATGAAAGAATTTGCCTTTACACAAAACCCTACTTCCAACTTTTCCCCGTACGATCGTCACTTTCTCGAGGCCTTAACCAGATGGAACTACTTCCCAAACCAAAAAGAATCTGCAACTGAACTTCCACCTATTATTAGCACCCGAAGGTTCACTCCTGAAATTGCCAGAAAATTAATTCAAGATGTCCCTATAAGCAAAGAGCGCCGAACACTTGGATTTGACTTAGTGGAATATCGCGCCACACGCTACAATAACGTATCGCGTATTCTAGGCCTTATACACCCTCGTGCCTTCGCGCAAATTTTCGGTGTAATGGAATCCAACAGGGCCAATTTAATTGAGACCATGAAAGACGAAAACAGCGCTATTTGCGTTGAAGCTCATAATGACGGCCGAATGCTCATTATGAATTATGAAGACCCTGAAACTAAGGCATTGACAGCAGCAGAGCAAAGCTTTGGTAAGAAGTTCCGCGCCCATACAGATATCGCTAATTGTTTTGGATCTATATATACCCACTCTCTGGAATGGGCAATTCAAGGTTTCGAAGCTGCTAAGGCAAACCTTACACAAAAGGCCGCGCGCCATTGGAGCACGGATTTAGACCAGGTACTGCGCGGTGCAAAAAGAAATGAGACCTCTGGCCTCCCGATTGGGCCAGCCTCCTCAAGCATTGCAGTGGAAATTATCCTTGCTGCCGTTGACCGTAAGCTAAGGGATCAATTTTTGTTTGTCCGTTACGTGGATGACTACACGGCGCTCTGCGATACGCACGCTGAAGCTCAGGAATTCATAAGGCTATTGGGTAAGGAGTTAAGCCAGTACCGATTAACTTTAAACCTTAGTAAAACTTCCATTGTAGAGTTACCAGAACCACTACAAGAAAAATGGGTTTCCGCATTAATGAGTGCACTCCCTCCGCTGTTGCAGGATGACGGCCAACTTTCCTACATGAGCACGCGAGAAGCATTCAACTTTCTAGATTACGCCGTTCGTCTAAACAACGACACTCCAGATGGCAGCGTCATAAAATTCGCAGTGTCAACTATCGCGCGCAGGCTCAAGGACAGAGCAGCGGCAGATGTATTTCAATATGTTTTGAACTTGGCATGGCACTACCCTATATTGTTACCTTACTTAGAAAAAATCGATGCGCAGTCTGACTACTATGACGCGACAGAGCTGGAACGCAAGCTTAACGGAATAATCGATACCAACGCTTTACACCGAAGATCAGATGGGATGTGCTGGGCGCTCTATTACCTTGAAAGACTGACCAAAAGCCCATCAGAAAAATCTATATCAGCAATCATTGAATCCAAGGACTGCGTAGCGCTGGCAATGCTCTGCAACTTCGAAAACTCAATTGATGCGGCGTTTCGTTACGCTGAGACTATTATGGAAGCTCCTCTATATATACGTGATCAATACTGGCTTCTGCTTTATCAGTTATTCCTCGCGGACAAAATCCCTGATGCTTATCCTGACGAAGGAACATTCAAACTGCTAAAAAAATATGATGTTGATTTTTTCTGCAATCACGGCGAGCACAGCCGCGCTGAAGACTACTGCTTCGCAGCTCACAATCCATTTGTAACTGATGATGATAGGCCTGACTTTGATGAATGGATGAAGGAGGTGTAGGCCAACACTTAATCACTTACATACCACGGTCCATAGCTGATCTATACGCGTAGTGAAGCTTTGGCTCATCATCTCCCGTCGCATCCCCCAATCTGGATTGGTCGGCACACTAGCCGTTCTTAGTGTGCCCCGCCCCCACCGTCCATTGATCTGATCAAGCACTGCCATTACCTTTGTCGCGTCAGTCGACTGCGAAGTGGCAAACAGATCGTCCGTGTATTCACCCGGCTGGCATAGATTCATCAGCAGAACTTCCGCTTTGCTGTAACTGAAACCGGAACGGAATACGCGATCAAGTGCATTGACGGCTGCCGTCGTTAGCAACCGAACGTCATCCGTTGGGTAGGGTAGATCAATGACCACACCGTTAGCATATTTAGCCTCATCGGGGCTGAACATTCCGGTGCGGATGCTGACCCGGATCTTCTGACAAAGCGACTTTTGTGCTCGGAGCTTTTCCGATGCCCGCATCATGTAGGTTGCCACTGCCTCCCTGATCGGCGGCAGCTCCTTAAGCCTTTTACCGAACATCCGGCTGCAGCAGATCTCCTGCTTTGGAGGATCTGGCTCGTCCAACTCCAGACACGGCGTGCCAGCCAACTCCCGAGCAGTTTTCTCTATCACAACGCTGAAATTTTTTCTCAATGTCCACGGGTCTGCCTTGGCCAAGTCCATAGCGGTCTGGATCCCCATGGAGTCCAAGTGCACTTTCATGCGCCGCCCTACTCCCCAAACTTCCGCTACGTCCGTGTTGCGCAGCACCCAGTCGCGCTTGGTTGGGTCGCAGATGTTCACAACACCACCGGTTTGTGCCTGCAGCCGCTTGGCGGTGTGGTTGGCCAGCTTGGCTAATGTTTTGGTGTGAGCGATGCCGACACCGACCGGGATGCCCGTGCAGCGCAGCACCTGGCTGCGGATCTTGCGGCCGAGGGCGTCTAGGTCGTTAATGCCGGTAAGGTCAACGAAGGCTTCGTCGATGCTGTAGACCTCAACGGCTGGCACCATCGATTCGATCAGCGTCATGACACGTTCGCTCATGTCGCCGTATAGCGCATAGTTCGAAGAGAACGGGATGATGCCGTGCTGCTTTAGCTTGTGTTTTATCTGGAAGTAAGGTTCGCCCATTTTCACGTAGGGCTTGGCATCGTAGCTCCGCGCGATGACGCAGCCGTCGTTGTTCGACAGCACCACGATAGGCACCTTGGCCAGGTCAGGACGGAACACGCGTTCGCAGCTGGCATAGAAGCTGTTGCAATCGATTAGGCCGAATACCGGCGTTACTTTAGACATGGCTACGTACGCTGCCGATGATTACGCCCCAGATGGCCAACTCATCACCTTCCAACACATAGCGTGGCGGATACTTGGGGTTCTCAGACAATAGGATCACTTCCTTTCCGCGGACGCACAGTCGTTTACACAGCGGATCGTTGTTCAGCAGCGCCACGACGATGTGGCCATTAGCTGGCTCCAGCGAACGATCTACTACCGCCAGATCTCCGTCAAAGATGCCCGCACCCTGCATACTTTCCCCGGTGATTTTCACCAAGTAGACATGCGGTGCGCGGATGTTGAGCACCTCATCTAAGGAGATGTGTGCCTCAATGTGATCAGCCGCCGGGGAGGGGAAACCAGCGGGCACCTGGAACAAACAAAGAGGCAGCTTCAGGCCTACCTCGGCAATTGGGCCTAAAATTGAATAGCTCATGACGCACGACTTCCAACACTGTACGAACATACAGTTAACTTTGAGAAGCGTTCGCGGTCAATTTCTGTAGGAAATATCTGATAGGCGGGCGATATGTGCGGGCGACTCTCACAGTACGACAGCATCCACGACTTCGTAGCGGCGTTGAGCATGCCCAACGCGCTAATCAATCACACCGGCGACCAACCCTTCGAGCGCTACAACGCGGCACCTACCACCCAGCTGGCGATTTTCCATCAGGAGGGGCAGCACCTGCACGCCGACATGGTCCGCTGGGGATGGCGTCCACACTGGGCAAAAGATCGCGCCGCGCCAATCAACGCCAGGGTAGAAAAGGTGGCTCACGGCCCTTTCTTCCGCGCGATCTGGCCGCACCGGGCGATCATCGCTATCAACAACTGGTTTGAATGGGTCGATGAAGGCGGCCCCAAGAAGCAACCTTACCTTATTCGCCGACGAGACCGGGCGCCGATCCTGTGCGCCGCAATAGGACAGTATCCCGATGCCGAACATCCACCAGCAGAGCACGACGGCTTCGTGATCATCACGGCAGACAGCGCCGGCGGCATGGTGGACATTCACGACCGGCGGCCAGTGACGCTTTCTCCAGAATTGGCTCTCGAATGGCTGGACCCGGCCACGTCGAAGGAGCGCTCCGAGCAAATGGCGCTGCTGCAGGGTGAACCAACCGAGGCTTTCGAGTGGTTCAAGGTTGATCAAGCCGTGGGAAATGTACGAAATCAAGGTCCGAGACTGATCCAACCTATTCCTGAACCTTCGAGCTGAGCACGCGCAAGCAAATTTTTTCTGCGATAGCTTGCAAGCCCAAATCCCAAGCTGGGTTTTTAACTCACTTTTTCCAACGTAATTTTAATCTCAGTTCCTAAGCTCGGATTTCTAACTCACTTCTTCCAACGTAATTTCAGTCTCAGTTCCTAAGCTCGGATTTCTAACTCACTTTCTCCAACGTGATTTCAATCTCAGTTCCTAAGCTCGGATTTCTAACTCACTTCTTCCAACGTAATTTCAACCTCAATTCCTAAGCTCGGATTTCTAACTCACTTTTTCCAACGTAATTTCAACCTCAATTCCTAAGCTCGGATTTCTAACTCATTTTTTCCAATGTAACTTCAATCTCAGTTCCTAAGCTCGGATTTCTAACTCACTTTTTCCAACGTAATTTCAAACTCAGTTCCTAAGCTCGGATTTCCAACTCACTTTTTCCAACGTAATTTCAATCTCAGTTCCTAAGCTCGGATTTCTAACTCATTTTCCCAACGTGATTTAAATCTCACTTCCCATCGTTGGAATTAGACCCGCCGCCCTACTCACAAACCCGCAAAACCCTTGTATTCCGGGCCTCTAAGACCCACCACTCAGGCACAACAGACCCTACCACCATCAAAGCCATAAAATAATTCAACTCATCACGATCTAGCTCATTGACGATTTTGCCCGCAAAGTATTATTGTTAAAAACAGTGACACCCCTAACGAAAACCCAGCACCGCATTTAATGCGGCGCCGTACTCATGCGAGCAAAAAAACATGATAAACGCACTAGTGATTGCTTACATCGAAACCGTCCGCCTAATCATTATCATCCTGACCCTATACAGCGGTGGACGGCCCTGGTAACTAAAACAGCCCGCCCAAAGTGGAAGGCTCCCAGTTCATAATTATCAACTCTCCACTCATCTCGGCCTTGCCTTGCCGCTGGTTGGTATTGCAGTAACGGATATCCAGTGTCTCGAAGTGGAAGCCTTCGAACACGCGGCGGATGTCCGGGTGGTCATTGATGCTGACCATCACTTTGCCTTTGCAGCGGCGCATGAAATCGGCCATCCGTTCGTAGTTCTCGAACGGAAAGTCGACGCCGTAGCCGGCAGTCTGCCAATAAGGAGGATCCATGTAGTGGAACGTGTGGGCACGGTCGTAACGTTCAGCGCATTCAAGCCAGGGGAGATTTTCGACGTAGGTGCCGGACAGGCGCTGCCACGCAGCCGAGAGGTTTTCCTCTATGCGTAGCAGATTGATGGCCGGTGCGGTGGTTGCCGTGCCGAACGTCTGACCGAAAACCTTGCCAGCGAAGGCATGGTGCTGCAGGTAGAAGAATCGGGCGGCGCGCTGGATGTCGGTGAGGGTTTCGGGGCGGGTCATTTTCTGCCATTCGAACACCTGTCGCGAACTGAGCGCCCATTTGAACTGGCGCACGAACTCTTCGAGGTGGTTCTGCACAACGCGGTAAAGCGTGACCAGGTCGCCGTTGATGTCGTTGAGGACTTCGACGGGCGACGGCTGAGGCTTCATGAAGTAGAGCGCGGCACCGCCGGCAAAGACTTCAACATAGCATTCGTGTGGCGGAAAAAGCGGAATGAGGCGGTCGGCCAGGCGGCGTTTGCCGCCCATCCAAGGGATGATAGGTGTAGACATGAAAGCAAGACCTTTACTGTATGGATAAACAGGTGCTAGGCTCGCCGCGCTTTGTGCACGGAGCAAGAGCCTTGGCTGGACTTGCAGGGACCATCTGCAGGGACGGCGGTCGATTCGGATGTTGACGCATCTGTACCGGCCGCTCTTTTTCACTTCGGTGTTGAGACTTCTTTGGCGTATGCCTGACAGGCTGCGAGGGCAATCAGCCCCCGGTCGCCGTCATCGGTGACGCTGATAATTCTTTGAGCATGCGCAGGGTCAAGTTCGGCTCTTGTGGGGCCATGAACCATGCCGCCGGTGGCGGTGGTGGCTGACACCGATCCGTTACCGGCGCCGGTGGTGACGTCGAGTAGGACTGACAAGCGCAGATCAGCAGTGGCAAGGCGGTCGCGCAAGCGACCTTGATCACGTTGGACATCGCTCAAGGCTCGATAATGGGTCTGTTCACTGGTTGCCAGGCGCTGCTCGAGCGCGAGGCGTTTGTCCTGTTCGGCACGCTGCTGCGCCACCGTGGCCAGGGCCAACTGGTTGAGGGTTTCGGTGTGGAGTCGGGCCTGCTCTGCGAGCTGTTTGCCGTAGCGCCAATCCTGTACTTGCCAGGTAATGGACGCAGAACCACCGACCAAGACGATCAGCAGCACGCCTTTTGCCAGTAGCCGATACGGCGCCGGGATCAGGTCGCCGAAACGCATAGCACCGCCCTCGCCCGCCCCCACAACTCCAGCCGATCTTGCAGGCCATTGAGGCCGCCGTTGATCCGGCGGGTGATCGTGTTGAATTCGTTTTGATCGGCCAGCGCGTTCAGCCCATTCACTGACCAGAACCATGCGGCCGACTCAGCGGCCCACTGTGGCAGCTCCAGCAGTTCAGGCGTACGCAGCAATCGCTCGTCGCCGAACAGCGCCAAGCTGCAGCGCAGGTAATTGTCGTGGCCAGTGACCTGGATCAGGCCGCGACCGCGATAGCGCTGGCCATCACCATCCGCTGCCGGCGTGTTGCCCAGTTTCGCAGCCAGGTTGCCGGTGTCGTATTTACTCAGGTACTGGTCGCCGCCCAGTTCCCGGACGTACTGCAGTTGACCCGACTCGTGACCGACTTGCGCCAAGAACGCGGCTTGGCGTTTCGGCGTGTTGATCTGCCGATGGGCCATGGCTGCGTTGAGGGCGGAAACAAAAACGCCCGCTTGGCGGCGGGCGTTGGGCATGATGCTTTGCAGCTGTTGTTCAGTGATGGACATACAAACTCCAGACGTAAAAAAACCGCACTCAGGCGGCGATGGGATGCGGCTACTGCTTCTCGATGTTCACTACCTTGAGGGGTGGTTTCGGCCCTTTCTTTTTCTTGCCCTTGGATTTACCGGCTTTGCCGGCATTGCATTCCACCGTGGTCGACCATCCGGACTGGGTGAACACCTGCTCGACCGAATCCGCCAGGTATTCGCCATCAAGCCCGACCTTGAAGCCCTGAGCGATGATCGGACGCTCGGCAAATATGTCCGTCCGGCCGGGCATTTCAAGCCGCACATCGGCGGTCGAGCGGTTGAACGCTGACAGACGCGCCTTGGCCGCCGCTTCAGCAGCGCCCTTGTCTGGGTAGATATGACGGTCGGTATGCACTGCCGGCAGCCCGTCCGGAGCGTCATCATTGTCGATGGTGACCACGGCGAGCTTGCCGTTCTTTTTGTCCTGATGCTTGGTGGCCACCGCCTTGTGCGAATTGCGATCGCCGAGACTGAATTGCCAGCGGCTGAGGTCGCGTCGAGTCAGGGTAATGGCGCCGAACGTCTTGCCGCTGGCTGTCTGGCCACCTTGGCGCGGCATCACCAACAGCTTGCCGTCGGCGACCTTGGCCGTGCAGTCGTATTGCTTGGCCAGCCGGGTGATGAAATTAAAATCGGACTCGTTGAGCTGGTCGACCCGGGCGACCTTGGTCGACACCGGACACACCGGCGTCCAGCCATTGCGCGCGGCCACGTCAGCCACGATCTTCGACAACGGCACGCCTTCCCAGCTTCCGCTACGGATGGTTTTGCCACTGCCACGCACGTCGCTGGCCTTGCCCTTGATCACGATCGTGTCCGGCGGGCCTGACACCTCGACCGTGTCGACGGTGTAACTGCCCATACGCGTCAAGGTCGTTTCGGCATACCCCAGGTAAATCTCGATTGAGCTGCCACGCCGTGGCAATTGCACTTGCCCATCACGGTCGTCGATACGCAACTCAAACTCGTCGGACTCCATGCCCGGCTTGTCAGAGGTACGCAGCAACAACAGCCGATCGTTGATCTTGGCCGTGACGTCGGCGCCATCTGCGACAATGCGAAACATCGGAGTCATTGATTTTTTCCAATAAAAAACCCGCACAAGGCGGGCCAGAAAAACAAGGTGTCGTTACGCGTAACGCGACGCGACGCCGGCGAAGGCATCGCCCCAGGTCAATCCCACAAGCTGACGCCTTCATTGGTCGGGCTGGGCAGATCCGGCAGGACGATGATCACGCCCAACCGGAACGGCTGAGGCTCATCGGCCAGCCCCTGATTGGCATCGAGCACGGCCTCCACGCTGCCATTGAGATGGCCGTAAACGTTGTTGCAAATGACATCGAGCATGTCGCCATCAGACGTCCTGCATGTCGTCGCCATAACGCTCAAACTCCAAAGTGAACCCCTGTTTGCGAGCAATCCCGCCGTGCAGCAGTGCGGACTGTTCCTCGTTGATGTTTTTCAGGCACCACGTCCCGATCACCTCGCCATAGCCCGTGGTCAGGGTCAGCGGTTGCAGCCTGGCCCCGATGGAACGCAACGTGTCGAGCTGCTTTAAACCGCCTTTGAAGCCCGGATAGATCGTGCCCTTGAGCGTCAACTTTTCATCGCCCATACCGATGGCCTGCTTCGCCGGCCGGCGCGTCAGCCGCTCCTGCGAAGCCCAGCGGAACTCGGTCGAACGGCTCAGCTCATCAAACGCCGCCGTGTCCAGGTTGAAGTAGTACGGCTCAATTTTCGGGTCGCGCGGCTGAATGATCATCAGATGCGGGAACGGCTTCACCGCCTCCGGCGCCGGCGTGGCCTCCACGGCAAAGGAACTGGTGGGCACGATGTTGGCCAGCGATGGACTGACCTTGCCGGCGACGGTGTTGATTGCCGTGGCCGCCTTGCCCGCCTGTTCCTTCAACGTACCCAGCCGATCCTGCACTTCAGCCGCCGCGCGGGTGGCGCGGCCGTACACCGCCACCACCTGACCGACTTTGGCCTGAGCCGCGTCGACGCCGCGCATCACCCGCTGAAGTTTGGCGCCGATGGCTGGACCAACGAACGGGATGTTTTCCAGCTCGGACGCGGCGCCGGTCAGCTCCCGGATCGCGCCATTGACCGGGGACAGCATGCCATCCGCGCTACGCCGCCCGGTTTCCGCCGCATCCACCAGATACTTCAGACTTGATTGCATCTGCTCCATGTAAGCCATGAAACCTCCTTAGACATGGGGTTCGTCGTACAGCTTGGCGGCGTTACTCCTCGCCGCGTCCGCCATCATTCGCTGCATGTGCGGCATCAGATCCTGCGCCAAGGTTTGCGGGTCTTTGACGTCGCCCTGCACAGTGACCGGCATGTTCAGCGAGTACTGAAACTGCTGATCCACCTTGGCCGGCTCCGGCTTCGCCGCCTCCTTGGGCTGGATGGCCATCGCCGCCGACTTGAGCGGCGCCGTCACTGCCATCGAGCGCGCTACATCCCCCAGCACCGGGCCTTGCTGCGCCGCTGACGCCATCATGAGCGGCGTGGTCGGCACCGGCGCCTTTGCCGTTTGCTCGGGCTTTTCATCCTCACCGCCGAACAGCGACTTACCCAAAGATCCGCCCAGCGCCGCACCGCCCTGACTACCCAGGTAAGCACCGATCATGCCGCCGATCGCGGTGCCGATGATCGGCACAACCGAACCAATGGCGGCGCCTGCTGCTGCACCGGCCATGGTGCCGGCCAGGTTGCCGGCAGCCGAGCCGTAACCTTCGGCTTTTTCGTCCTTGGTCTTGGCGTTTTGAAAGGTTTCAAGCGCCATTGCGCCAGACTCCAGCAGCGTGCCGCCAGGAATGACCTTGGCCGCCTTGCTGACCTTACCGACGGTTTCGGCAACGACGCCGAGCTTGGACAATGCCCCACTTGGAACAGAAGGGACTGATGGCGCCGGGATCGAAACAGGGGGACGCGAAGCCGGAACGGGTGGCCGTGAAATCGGAACAGATGGACGTGAAACCGGAACAGGTGGACGCGGCACAGATGGGCGAGGACCTCTCGAACTCGGCAACGACCGGCGCCGAGCGCTGCGCCTTGACCCACGCCCACGTCGGCGCGATTCGCCCGACGCATCCACACCGCCCCCCATAGCGCCGGCATTGACGACGAAAACCTTCTTGACGCCGTCGTTACCTGCACCACTGTCAGTACCAAGTCCACCGCCTGTTGCCGCGTCCTTCACCCGTGAGACAACATCCAGGCCAGTCGCTACCAGATCAAGTTCTCCGGGGTTTTTATTTGGGGCTTCGCTCCCATTCCTGCCACCGCGCGACCCACGCGCAAGGTTTAGCAGCCCCTTGCCGATCTTGATCGTGCTGAAGATACCCTTTAAGGCGATCAGCCCCGCCCCGACCGTGGCGATACCGGCAACTACTCCGGGCGCGCTATCAGTCAGCGACGTAATACCTTTAGTAACCTTGGTCAACGACTCGGCCACAGTGTCCGTCACCGGACGCAGCGCATCACCGATGCTGCGCATGGCGTCATCCATCGACTGGGCCATTTCCGCCCATTTCTGCGATGACGACTCGCGCCGCTCCGCGAGGTTCTTGTCGAGGATCCCGGTCGCGTCACGCGAATCGTTTTTGAGCTGGCTGTACAGCGCCTTGTTCTGCATGTAGGCCGATAGCGCCGCCTTGACCTGCATGTCAGCGAACAGGTCGCCGGTGCGCAGGGATTCTTCCAGCGAGGCCATCATGGCCTTGGCTTTTTCAGGATCGGCTTGCTCGCTGATTTTTGCCGTGGCCTCAGCCATTTTCGCCGCACGCGCCGGATCGGTCGCCTGAATGTATTTCTGAGCCAGCGCCATACTGGTTTCGAGCGTCGACATGCCGTTTTGCAAACCAGTCTGCATCGACCCCTTGTAATCAATACCGGCTTTTTCGTAGGCCTTGACCGTGTCGGTCGAGCCGATTTTGCCCATCCAGTTTTTCAGGTTGTTGGCCGCTTCGTCCGAACTGCCGGCCTGCTTCATCTGCACCTGCAACATGGCGCCCAGTTGCGTCACCGCATCCAGGCCGGTGATGCCGTTACTGGCCATGTTGGCCAACAGCTCCGGAAACCACTTGGCCATGTCGGCCGCTTCAAAGCTGCCCGCCTGCCCTTGGTAAGCGATCGCTTCCAGCGCCTGTTGCATCTGCTTGGGATCGGTGATCTTGGCGTTCTGCCCCAGGGCGTTGATCATTTTTGCCGTGTCGACGCCGCTGGATCCCTGCCCCACAACAAACTTGGCCGCGACAGGCGCGTATTCCAGCGCCTTGCTCAGATCCATACCGGCGCCGACCAACTGATTGACCACATCGGCCACATCGTTGCGTGCCATGCCGGTATCGCGTGAGGTGTCGATGA